TACTCCCGACCATTCATGGATGATGAGCAGTACATCACTGGCATGACGCACATCATTGAATGGTGCATAAAACAGCGCGACCAAGGCGCAAAAATCATGCTGCTGATTAAAGCGGCCACGTCTGAGAAATGGTTTACGGACAAAGCCGACTTTATTCAGTACATCGAAGGTCGAATCGGGTTTGAAGCTCCTAGTTGGTACAAGCCAGCAACGGATAAAGACAAACCTAGTTCGGCAGGCTTTGCTTCTGCTGTGATGATTTTTGACTGCGAATGGCAATGGGAACGACGCCCAGTGGAACGCCTGAGTCGTGATGACTTATTGGCACAGGGTAACGTTATGTTGGAAATGATGAATAAGCAGGTGACGGCATGAAAGTAAAACCAATGATCTTCAACACCGAAATGGTGAAAGCGCTGCTTGATGGCCGCAAGACGGTTACGCGCCGCCCCGTTAAATTATCCAAACATTCACTTAAGCAGGGAGTAACGCTTAAAGACATAGTGAAGGTATGTCGTTCTAAAGAAGATCATTTATTCTCAGCCGTTCTTAACAATAACTTTGACCATGTTGGTACATTTTCTGTTCCTTTCCGTGTCGGCGATCTGCTTTATGTGCGCGAGACGTTCCGACTATACAACAATTCCGATGAATGCGGATGCTCAGACCATTGCAGCTGCCCGCCGACGGGAACGCCGCTCTACTTTTCTACTCATAACGACGGTGAGAGTAAATGGAAGCCATCAATCCACATGCCACGCAGCATCAGCCGAATCACACTCAAAGTTACCGATATTCGCATCGAGAAGCTAAACGATCTGCGCAAGAGTGACGAGCAGGTCAAGAAAGAAGGCTTTGATAGCTGGCCGCAATTTAAGCACGTGTGGGAAAGCATCTACGGCCAGAGCAAGCCTAACGATTACGTGTGGGTTATTGAGTTCGAAGTTATTCACCAGAACGTCGATAAGTACCTCTCTTCATTGCCTCTACAGGAGTGATAGCTATGACCAAAAAACAAGTTGCGTGGACGGTAACTGACGACTTTACGCCAAAATCATGTGTTGTTTTCCATCATCACGGACTAGCCGCGCGCCGCCTTGGCGCTGGCGAGCTTGGTGAAGATTTCGAAGATCTCGAATGCAAACGCTCGCCAGAATTCGACCACTTCGCGGAAGCTGGAAAGGTTCCAACGCAGGCGCTATTAGATGCTGGATGGTGGTTTGAATGCCACCATTGCGGAAAGCGGATTCCAGATGAAGATTTTCGACCAATGGAAAATCTCGTTATTGATGGCGATCGCGTGTACTGCAATGAAAAGTGCAAGTGCGGACACGACAAAGAAGTTTCTGACCGGAACCATAAATTCGAGCTATTCAAGGACAAAGTAAAAGCCTTGCGACCTGATTTGGAATTTACCGAGTTTCAGGGCGGTCATCCTTGGATAACGAACGTAGCGAAATTCACCTTTCCTGGTGCCAAATACGGTGGAAGCGCAAGAGATCATAAAGGCGATGGAAACATTGAATTCTTTATTGCTGGTGGCGATATGGATGCTTGGGACCAATACGAAGATCAAAGAAAAGGCAAGACGCTATGAAAACAACAGAAGTAATAACGCCAAATGGACCAATCCTCGTCCCTTCCGTGGAAGTTGAAGGTTGCTCCGGACTTGCAGTTACAAGTTGTGTATTTGGGCTGTTCGAAGTCACGCATGTCAAATCAGGACGGAGAATCATTGGCGGGTATGAAAGAGCTGTTAACGCTATGTGCACAATGATTGAAATCTATCTTGGCATGAAAGAGTCGGAGATTGATCCGACATTGGGAATGGAAGAATTACAGCAAGCCATGATTAAGTCAGAAGTGAAATGCAAAATTCTCGGAAACATGACCGTCATGGAACATATCAACATCATCAAACCAATAATGGGTTTTTCAGGTGAGTTCCCATTGGAAGGCGATGAAGACAGTCCATTCACTCGTCTTGACGAGCTTAAAGCAATGTTGCTGGAGCAGTAACCATGACACAAGACCAAGCACCACTATCAGACATGCGCGGCTTTAAGTCGCTGCATGCGTATGCGGTAATGCTGGAAAAGCAGAACAAGATTTTAACCAGGGCACTGCTTGAAATTGAAAGTAGCCCCTTTGATGTTGCTGGATTCCCTTCCGCTAAAGAAACTGCTGGATGGATGAACGGACGAGCAACACAGGCCATTGCCGATGCAATGAAAATAGAGAGTGCGGCCAATGACCCTGATTAATATCCACTGGTTCCCCCGCAACAAGCTGATAAACCTGCTTTACCAAGGCAAGCTGTATCGCGGATCAATCGGAACCGTGAAAATAAAAAACGCGCTTGAATTGACAGGTCAAGTGATAAGGAAAAGCGTTTGGGTAAGTCCTGAACACGTTGGAATTGACATTTCAGGAGGGAGTGGTGAGTGATTTTTATACATCTGAACTGTCAGTAAGCATAAAAAATGCTAAGCACAATCAAGAGGCGCTAATCAACAAAAAGCGCTATGTCGAAATGGCGATAACGCACTGGAAGAAAGAACGCGACCCTAACCAAGTCGCGTTTTTTAATGATGCTCTAAAGCTAATCAATAAACATATGAAATTGAATAAAGGGAAATATTAGATGAAAAAGTATGAATTTTTTGGCGCAAGCGATGACCTGTTCTGTGTGTGTGGATCAGCTCTTGATGAGCAATGCGATTCAAGCCAAGGCAGTAAAATGACTTATTCACTTGGTAACGAGAAAGAGAAAGTTATCTTGATACACGGGCAATATGCTGAAAATGGTGATTGTTGGTCAATAACAATAGAGCCTGTAAGCGAAGATTTGCTTCCATTGGCTGGCTGGAGCTTTGAATACAACCCTAAGGACTACGGTTGCCAATTATTTGTAACCACTCCTGAGGATATTGAATGCAATATTTATCAAAAATAAAGCCAACCCACAGACCAAAAGGAAGTATGTGTGCTACTTGCAAAGGTCTTAACTCTCAATTCAAGCACGAATGCCCTTCCCCATCAGAATTCAAAACCATGCATCAAATAGGAAAAGACCGCGACGGCGTGATAGTTGTTCGCTGTTCCAATTTTGAGCGCGTTTAATCCATTAAAAATTTATTTGGCTATTTGTTATGAATAATAATATTGGCAAAAATAATCCCATGTATGGAAAGCCTCCAGTAACTTTCATAGACGTTACTGGACAAAGGTTCGGAAAATTAACCGTAATTGATTATGAAGTTAGAGTTGGTTTCATATGTCAATGCGATTGCGGAAAACAACATATTGAAAACACAAGCTATAACTTGAGGAAAGGGCTTCGAGTTAGTTGTGGCCACTGTAATGGCCGAAGGACTGACCGTTATACCCGTGATGAAGATAAAGTAATTATTAACAACGCTGGAAAATTAACGATCGACCAAATTGGCAAGTTAATTAATCGTACTGCAAAGTCTGTTCAAACTCGCGGTCAGCTACTTAAAAAGAAAGGTTTGATCGATAGCTTGTATTGCTACGGAGAAAACCATCATTGCTCAGTATATTCAAATGAAGATGTTGAATTGGTTAGACAACTTCACGATGAAGGTCTGCCAATGAAGTTAATCGCTGAGAAAATGGAAATACCATATCAATACGTTCAAAAACTTTATCTTCACATCGCAAGAGTTAACGACCCTGTAAATTTAATTTCTTAAACCAACCCTTCTAAATTAAACGACCAAATTGCACTAATTAATTATCTAGGTAACGACCATGACCACAATGTATTTCAAATCAACAAACGGTGATGCTGCTAAAGCCATCGAAGAATACGAAAATGCGAAAAATGCATACCAAAAGCTTTTTCAGCCTTTAGCTGATGCGTTCAATGCTGAAGCTATTTTTACTTACAGCGTTCACGGAATGCGTTTTTATGATCTTGCATTCAAAGACTATCAGAACATTCCTGATAAAGACCTTTGGACTAAACCTAATCCTAAATATAAAGATGCCTGCCGTATTCGATCTAGTGTTCGTGGGAAAGAGAACATAGCTCGATTAAAAGAACTTGAATCTCGTTATTTATCCTTACTTCCCAAAGATATTGATACTCCAAGTCGAAACCAGTTTTACGAAACAATTGGTATCAGTTGGGGTGATATCGTCTTCTCTGGACTCAAATTCTTTGTCCACGAAGGAACGACCTATTTAGCTACAGGTCTCGAACTAACTAAAAACGTTGTTGAAATCACTGGCAGTGAATTTTCCGCTGCAGAAAAATCCTATAACCAGAAAAGCGAGTAACGACCAATGTTTTCAAAAAACATCATCATCTATCGCGTTAACCGTGACGTAGATTTCAATGCTGAAAAGCTAGAGCAGCAGCTTGAAGAATTTAAACTCACTCCATGTGGCTCACAGGACAAACAAAAATTTGGCTGGGTGTCTGCATTACCAAAAGGCCAGATGTTTACCCATTTGTCAGATGGTCACATCCTGATCCGTTCTTGCAAGCAAGAGAAGTTGTTGCCAGCTGCTTGTGTTAATAAGCTCGTCAAAGAGAAAGTTGACTACATGGAAGCGCAAGAAGGGCGACCTCTCAAGAAAGCAGAAAAAGACGATATCCGTGATGATATCGTTATGGATAAGCTGCCAACCGCTTTTATCAAAGAGACTTTTACCAACGTATTTATCTTCCCCGCTGATGGTCTAATTGTTGTTGATACTTCAACGCACAAGAAAGCTGAAGACACACTTGCCCTGCTTCGAAAATCAATGGGTAGTCTTCCTTGCATTCCTCTTATCCCGCAAATCGCAGTCGAAACAACATTAACCGAATGGGTTAAAACTGGTGACGTTCCTAGCGGTTATGAAATTGGTAATGCTGCTGATATGAAGTCAATTCTCGATGATGGCGGTACAGTCAAGCTCAAGAATAACGAGCTAACTTCTGATGCTGTCCACCAGCACATTGAAGAAAACAAGATGGTTATTGCGCTTGAGTTAAGTTGGCAAGATCGCATTAGTTTTGTGCTGAAAGAGAACATGCAGTTATCTCGCGTTAATTTCGGAGATGTAATCACCGATCAAAACGAAGACATACCGCGAGAAGATGTTCACGCTCGTATGGATGCGGACTTCTCATTAGCTGCTGGTGAAATGCTTGCTCTTATCAAGTCTCTCATCGATGTTTTAGGCGGTCTCCCCTCTCTTGATTAGGCACCATCCAAATAGTGCATAAATCCAAACCTGTCACCTACAAGATTATCAAAAATGTTGTAGGTGACTTCAAAAGAAATTCAGCTATTTATAGGGACGATCTATGCCAAGAGCAGCCGTGATCACGCTTAAAAAACACGCCTCCGATATCGGTTATAGCCCGAAAACAATCACCAATCGAATTCACGAAGGCTATTACCCTCCCGGAATATTTTACAAAGACAAAGGCCAGTGGCTAGTAGATACTGAGGAATGGGATAGATGGCACAGAAGCAGCAACAAGCACTAGACTTGCCAACCGGCATTGAACTTAATGGTGGTTCTCTACGAATTGTTTTTTATTGCAACGGAAAACGCTACAGAGAAACGCTTGGCATACCTCCAAACAGAAAGAACATCACATTCGCCAAGCAAAAGCGGGAATCTATCCTTTATGAAATCAAAGTAGGCACATTCAACTACGCTTACCATTTCCCTAATTCAAAGCATGCAACAGGCAAGCCTCGCTCTAAAGATATTGGCGAACTTGCTGAAACCTATCTTACTAGTAAAAAGCCAAACGTCAGAGGATCAACGTTCAGAAAGTATTCCGCGGTACTTAAAACGTTTGTTTCTATCTACGGCAGCAAACGGCACTGTAATACCTTATCACCTCGATCGCTGGAACAATTTCGGAATGAGCTTGCGGCAGGACGAGCAGCGCGAACCGTTAACCGATACCTTGTCACAATTAAGTCTTTCATTAGCTGGCTGTATAAAATGGAATACATAGATAAGGACCTGTCGCACCATTTATTACGAGTGAAAGAGTACGAATCTGATATTAGGCCATTCTCTATTGATGAGTTTAACCAGGTGATATCGACGTATAGACACGAACAGCACAAGAACATATTTACGCTCTTCGTTTATACAGGGCTTCGGTCTGGTGAGTTGTGCGCGCTTGCTTGGGAAGATGTCGATTTTGATAAGAAGACAATCACCGTTAGGCGATCAACGTATGACAACAGAGGTCTAAAAACGACGAAGACGGATAAGGAGAGAGTTATTGATTTGATGCCACCAGCTTATGAGGCATTAAAGTCTCAGATGAAACTCACATACCTTTACCCGGTAAAAACTCACGATGTTGAACTCCCTGATAAAACATTCAGGAAAGACAAGATCCGCTTTGTGTTTAATCCTAAAGCGGTGAAGCATCAAAAAGGCAGTGAATTTGATTACTACTGCAAACATGCATTAGGTAGAAGTTGGAGATTACACTGTAAGCAAGCTGGAGTTGAGCACCGGAACCAATACCAACTTAGGCATACTTATGCCAGTTGGATGATCACCTTTGCCAATGTGAACGTGAGTTACTTAGCTCAACAAATGGGACATGCAAACATAACCATGATCGCTAAGGTTTATGGTAAGTGGCTGACTGAGGCCAATAAGAAAGAGTCAAATAGGGCATGGGAGGAATTGAAGAAAAGCCATAATTTATAATTAGGGCGAAATTAGGGCATTTTTTAGGGCGGTATAGGGCATTATTTTCCATTCTACTGTTTTTATGAACAGTTGGTAGAAAATGAAAAGCGCCCCTTTCAGAGCGCTTTCAATCTTATTCCCAATCAAGGATAACTTTACCGGAAGCCCCGCTACGCATAGCGTCGAAGCCTTTTTGGAAGTCATCAACCTTGTAGTGGTGAGTGATGATTGGTGACAAATCTAGACCAGATTGGATCAGGCTTGCCATCTTGTACCAAGTTTCGAACATTTCACAGAGATACATGTTTTTATAGCTTTAAAACAACAAGTTATAAAAAGATGTGTTTTTGATTAGGGCATATTTAGGGCTATTTTAATGTTAGATTGATATCCTGGAAATCCCGAAACGATCTAAAACAGACTGCTCGATTTCCTCTTCAAATCTCCATACCGGCTCAATATAGCCATCATCGCCCTCTTTTAATGAGTGATCATAATTGTCAGGATACGATGCATCGTCATGCCTTACAGATATTGTCGCCATTTCTACAACTCTATCTATGGATAAATCACTTCTTTCAAGATCATCACCAGTATTAATGATATTTACTTTACCTCGCATAAAACTCTCTCCAAGCTTTCGATTAAATTTTTACTATCGGCCCACTTGGCATGACCAAGCCAAGAAGCCAAAAATCTGCGCAATTTTTCTTTTTCGCCTCTTTTGGTATATCGCTTTATTTTTCTTTTCGCTGATAAAACAGACTGCCTCCTAAGCAACTTGTGTGTCGGCCAGATCCTATACCCGAGAAAGTTAACCCCGCGACTTACACTTGTAACTGACCATTTTGATAGCTTTAGCTTCATTTCTTGCAAGCAAAATGTCTCGAACCTATCTTTTAGTTCAAGAAGCTCCGATTTGCTTCGACCAAAAATGACAATGTCGTCCATATATCGAATGAAGTTCTTTTTCTTTGCTGTGTGCAATATCCATTCGTCTGCCATTGTTCCGTAAACATTCGCAAACAATTGACTGGTAAGATTACCAATTGGAATTCCGACCCCTTCCTTAGGAATAAACTTCTCGATAAGATCAAGAGACTCCTTGCAGGAAATTTTCGCTCTAATACGATTGTGAAGAACAGCTCTATCTATGTTGTAGAAATAGCCGCTAAAGTCAGTTTTTAACACCCACACATCACCAGACTTAAGTAGCCTTCGCATAATTGCTTGGCACTCTATAGCGCCAGCGTGCGCTCCCTTGCCAGTACGGCATCCATAACTTTGCTTGTAAAATGTAGATTCGAAGATTGGCTCAATAATGTTGTTTATTGCATGCTGCACCACCCTATCCTTAAATGGTAGTGCTGAAATAAGACGCCGCTTTGGCTCATAAATAAAAAACTCCTTTGGCTTGCCAGGTTGGTATCTTCCGTTAGCTATTAACTCGGAAAAGACCAATGAGTTTTACTCAAGGTAGTCCATGTAGATCATACCGCCGACACTGTTGGGATTTCCCTTTCTTGCCTTATTCGCCGCGTCCAATAGGTTGGTATAACTAGATATCTCTCCGATCAAGCGTTTGTATTTTTTGCCCATAATTATTACGTTCGGCTTTCCACTTCAGTACTCACCTACAATAAATCTCTCAATGTATTCGCCGAAGCAGGTTGATACAGCTGACCACATTAGTGGCCGTCAAGAGTGCCTTAACACATCTTGAGCGAGAATTTGGTCACAGACGCCGCGCGCACCGATGTTACCGTTCGAATTCCAAGGCTCATTGTTCCAGTTGGAACAGCGAGAGCCAGCAAAGCCAGAGTTCGTCCAGTTGCCGCCAAAAAGCGAAGCGAAGAATCTGTATCAACCTTATTGCTTATTTTGATTTGTTAATCCAAGAATTAAGCATAGAGCCGCACTCACTGATTCTTGTGAGAGCTACCGCATGCTGTCTTGGTGTAAATATCTTTTGTGCCGACTTGGTGGCAAAGCGGATCAGATACCTTAAATTTGCTAGACCTGCGTCGCACAAATACAGTTTTGATTTTTGCCCTGACTTGCCTGCTTTAATAAATAGATCAACTTGCTCAAACAAAGCGTTGATTATTTTATCCCTCAATACTGCATGCACCCTTGGTGCATTTTGCATAATTGGATATATGTAATTAACAACAGTGTCAAACTTCTTAATAATTTGCATTTGTTCACTACTTATTATCGCATCACGATATTGTCTACTCATGCTCGCTTCCGCTCGCTATACAAGTTGCAAGTGGTCACAGACGCCGCGCGCACCGACGCCACCGAGCGAACCCCAAGGCCCAGCGCTCCAGTTGGAACAGCGAGAGCCAGCAAAGCCAGAGGTCGCCCAGTAGCCGCCAAAAAGCGAAGCGCCAGCCCCAGCAGACCCTGCCACATAAACTTGACCTTCTCCGTTTGTATCCGCTGCATACCATGCATACCCAGAAGAACCGTTACCGCGATCCCAATTCTCTGCACCCCACTGCCACATATGTCCAGATACCTGCTCGCAGCCAATGGTCGATCTTGCGCTTGCATCAAATGACGTTGTTACCGGGTCTGTCCCGACAGCATAACCGGCAGTTGCTCCCATGGCTAAAACAGAAAATTCAGAATAGTTTGGCAACCTTTTTCCGTATGCGGATAAAACTTCAGACGCTACATACTGTGTAAAAGTTGAATATTGCGAAGTTCCATCCCCTCCCCAAGCTGAAGGGATAACAGGCGTTGAATCGACGTCCGCGATAGTTGCGTTATATGCTGACGTCCCTAGCACATCTGGCGTTGCATTTAGAAGATAAATATCTGCCCAAAAACCTCCGATAGTTCTCGCCATACCCCTAGGATCGCTACAGCTTGGCTTATACTTCAAATCCCATACAGATCGAGAATTAATGAAAGAGTCTTGATAATGAAAGCCGCCAATTCTCCTTGAGTTGGACTCAGTATATCCACTTGGCACAGTAAAATTATCAGACGCTATAAGCCCATCAGCTGTTGCATAAATGGCGTAATCCGTTCCAGAAACAAGTGACGGAAGCGAGACTGAGTCACTCGATGAAAACGATAATATAGATCCTCCAACGGCAACAATAATGTCAAACGCAGCGCTTATTGAGCTTGTCGATGCTAAAAATGCTGGTTCAGAACCAATGGACTTAAGAAACAAGTTTGGGTCCTGTGTTAGGCCACCTATGGCAGCATCCACCTCAGACTTGCTGTAAGTTTCTGTTTTTGAGTAGACATCAGAAGAGTTCGCCTTTGATGATAGTGCTGTGTCTACTTCTGTTTTTGAGTAGACATCAGAAGAGTTCGCCTTTGATGATAGTGCTGTGTCTACTTCTGTTTTTGAGTAGACATCAGAAGAGTTCGCCTTTGATGATAGTGCTGTGTCTACTTCTGTTTTTGAG